GGTTAGCTTCATACTTGAATCAAGACGCCAAGTATCTATGTCGTCTACTGAGCTTGCAGCAGAGGTATAACCCGGAATAAATGAATAAGTAAAACGCCTGATTGTTGTGTCAGGTGTGCCAAAGGTAACGGCGGTTGCCGCTGTCGTTGTGCCAGCGTCAAAAAATGAGTTGTTACCACTTAGGTTAAGCGTAACATTTCCAGAACTTGCAGTCGTAACATGCCTGCCTTTTGGGCTGTTTATCAAGTCTGCAAAATTTCTTGCTCTACTCATTACATCAATCCTTATATAAAATTGTTATGCAGATGGAACTTTATAAACATACAAAGCACCAGAGTTACTAACTGAGTTACCACTACCGTCATCAGCGTGTGCTCCAGATATTATGTAGTTCCCATCATCACTAATGCTTACTTCGTGACTAAAACTGTCAGAAGCGTCACCATCAGACGATAATATTTTTTTCTTTTGTGTCCAAGAAGAGCCAGTTCTTTCAAACACATAAAAAGCACCTACATTAGATGTCGGATCACCAGAACCACCATCTTCATCATTTGCACCAATTACTACAATGTTTCCGTCTTTATTTATTGCAACACTTTGCCCAAAATCATCGCTTGCTTGTGCATCAGAAGCCACTAATTTGGCTTGTTGGCTCCAAGTTGAACCAGACCTTGTAAAAACATATGCTGCACCAGCATTGCTTATTGGGTCACCAGAACCACCATCTTCATTTTTAGAGCTAGATATAAAAGTTGTAGCGTCTTCATTAATAGCTACTGAAATGCCAAATCCATCTGAAGATTGTCCATCTGAAGTAAATATTGGGCCTTGTTGCTGTGTCCAAGTTGAACCCGATCTTGTGAATACATAAACTGCACCTTCATTGTTAAAATTTGGTGAGCCTTGTACTCCAGTTGCTCCAGCCAAAAGATAAGTTCCATCTGAATTTAATGAAACCTTACTAAATCTATGGTTTGCAGATGATGGGCTTTGAGTAATTTTTTGTTGCTCGCTCCAACTTGAACCTGATCGTACAAAAATATAAACAGCACCAGAAGACGATCCACCTGTGTCTTCCCCTTCAGCACCTAACGCTACATATGTTCCGTCCTCATTTATTGAAACATGCAGTCCAAGCAAATCACTTGCAACAGCATCGGAAGCTACTAACTTAGCTTGTTGTGTCCAGCTTGATCCTGATCTAACAAAGACATAACCAGCACCAGCATTGCTTGTTGGATTACCTGATCCTCCGTCTTCAAACCAAGCCCCGACAATTGCATAGTTTCCGTCTTTGCTTATGGCAACATCATAACCAAAACCATCTGAAGCTCCCCCATCTGATGCAGTTAGTTTTGCTTGTTGACTCCAAGTAGAATCAGTTCTTTTAAAAATATAAGCCGCACCAGCATTACTAGCCACCGTGTCTTCATTTCTTGCACCAGAAATTAAATATTCACCAGTTCCATTTATTGAAAGATTTTTGCCAAACTCATCAGAAGCTTGAGCATCTAAAGCTGATAGTTTAGTTTCAGTATAAGTTCCACCTAAGTCTGGAACAAAAATACTATCAAAAATCCCAAACCCGAATCCTCTAGATGAACCGCCGCCAATCGCTGCCAACATAGGCATTATAAAATCCTCCTATGCAAATTGAGTTTGGCTCGCTAGCACGGTAAATGTAGCGTCGGCCGTCTTAATAATTGTAAAACTGTAAGCATCAATACTGCTTGCATTTCCAGCGCTTGGCGCAGTTCCACCCTGCCATTTTGGTGTAACCGACCCGCCATCAACTTGATAAGCACTAAGGTAATAAGCTGTTGCGCCTTGGCTTAACATCACAGCGCAAGTGACGCTCTGACCTACAGCGAGTGTTGAGTTTACATTTGTAAAATTAATGGTGCGGTTTGCTGTTTGATTTGCTGTTCCAAGAACAACGCCTTGAACCGCTGTATCAAAAGTCAGAGTTCCAGTTGTACTCGTAATCACTGTTACTTTTTCGTGGACTTCTTCAATATCTAGCTGATTGTTAACTACTACCGCACCTGTAAAAGTTGAGCCTGCTAACAATGCTGCACCAGCATTAGCATCTACTGGCTCAAAATCACTGGTGCTTGAGTTAAACGCTAATATTTGACCGTTGGTTAAACCAGCCGTATTAACATCAGTCGCATCATTGATGGAGAAATTGACGTTTGCAACATTGAATACGCCATACCCAACAATATCAACAGTGTCATTGAGAGCAGCGCCAGATGTAAGAACGATGGATGTTCCATTGGTAGCAGTAAAATCTGTGCTAACAATAAGCTTAACGCCATTAAGATATACATCTACAAAACCAACATCATATGTTGCGGAAAATGTGGTCTGACCAGCCGTAGCGGTGTAAGTGTTGCGGTTAGCTGTTCCATTAACGCTAGTTGTAGCAACTACCCACTCAGAACCATTATAATATTTAAGATTATTTGAAGTGCTATTATAAAATAAATCACCTTCGTCCAAACTAGTTGTTGGATCAGAAGCACCAGTACGATATTGAGCAAAGAAATTATTAACTCCAGTCAGATTACTAACAACAGTTTGCATAGTGTTGGTTGCTGTAGTTCCATCTTGGATGTCAGCTAGAGTCGCAATGTCTGCGGCACGATCCGCAAGGGTATCCATATCTGTAACAATTGCAGCGGTTCCAAGGGTATTCATATCGGAAACAGCATCAGAAGTTCCAAGAATTCCCACCTGTGTAGCAACACCAGATACATTGCTTAAATGGGTTGTATTAATTCCAGCTACAGTTGTAATCTGACTATCAATCCCAGCAACAGTGGCAATGTTGTTTGTCGGGCTGACTTGACCAGCAACCGTATTGATATTTACTTGATTAGAAACTGTCGGCGTTAATTGCAACCAGCTTGTTGTAGCTAAGTTGTAAACCTTCATCACATCATTAGTAGTGTCAAAATATAAAGCACCGTCAGCAAGAGCTTGACCATCATTATCAAGAGATGGATCTGACGCTTTGGCCCCAAGCATAGCATCGTCAAACAAATCCAACGCAGTTTCGGCTGCTGTTTGTGCAGCTTCTGCGTCTGTTTTTGCACTTGTAGCAAGGCCAGCTTGTGTTACTGAATTATTAGCTTGAATAATGGTTGCACTCAAATAATGAAGTGCAGAAAATCCTGTACTGCCATTAGACAAAGTGTACTGAACATTATTATTAGTGTTCACTATTTTATTTGCATCGTCTGCATCAGTAGCCGCAGCCGTTGCGCTGTTTGCCGCGTTGGTTGCTTGTGTCGCCGCATAAGACGCATCAACCACCAGATCCCACTTAGCTGCATCGGCGTTGCTGCTAATTGGTGTAGCGCCGCTGGATGTGTGTGCGGTGTTACAGCGATAAATGTTATAGTTACTAGCGTCACGCAGGATATCGCGTATGTCATATACTGTTGACGCAGCCCAGTCACCGCGCCAAGTGCCAAAGTCCTCACCGACAACAGGGTTGCCGTTTGTGTCAAAGGCTAGTGTCTTGCCAGCGCGGCTGTCTTTTGTTGGCAGTGTCATATTAACAACGCCGCCATCCTCAACCAGTGCCGGGTCAAATGCAGGCACTCTAATTGCTCTCGCGTTTTCTTCAGCAACTTGTTGGTCAAAAATTGTTAGCGCGTCTAGCTGCTCATTAAGGCTAGATGCCAGCAAATCACCGGCTGTTACAAAGTCTGTGACGCGCTCAATATCTCTTGAACCAACAATAACAACTTGATCAGCCGCCACTGGTGTTTGTGGCACGTTGCCGCCACCGTTAACCACCAGCGTTATAGAGCCGGTGCCGTTAGCGTTAATCGTCACAGTAAAGTCTGTCGTCAGCGTCAGCTTAGTTGCATTGAAATAAGCAACGATATCGGTGTTGTTTAAGATCTCAAACGAAAACGCATAAGGCCCGGTGCCAGCGGAGCCGGTAAACACGACACGCCGTGTTACTGCGTTAATATTATAATCTGCCATTTAATGCCTCACATTCTGCTGTGAATAATACACCATTTACTGATTTTCCGCTACCCGCTCTCGCAGTTCTGGATATTGCTGCATAAGGATCTTACGAGCCGCACTGGAATACTTGCTGTAAATTGCTTTCATCGCGTCCAGCTTATCTTCTTTAGTCGGCAATTGGTCATAAATCGGCGAATACAGCACGTCTGTCAGCGCGTCCTTTAGCATAGGCGCATTTGGATCTGGCTGGTTCACCGCGTAAATTAGCGAGTTGTACTGCTCGTTATTAAGGATAACGCCGCTGATGCGCTTGCTCGGCATTGACAAGCCATCACCAAGCTCCATCATCTCGCGGTCAAGCCCCTCATATTGAGCATCCATAATGCGAACAGGTGACCACATCTCCCACCCAGCCCCGGTGCCTTGTGTGCGAACCTCGCCCCATAGGTTTAGGGATGGTGGCATATCTGCACTAAACATAGGATGACGCGCTTTGGCTTTTTGTATTGCTGTGTAAAAGCCCCTAGACGCAGGGTTCAATAATGTTGGGTCTTCGCCAAAGAAACCTTCGCCCGGCAGCAACGTGCTTGATGCCATTGGATCTACAACGCGCTCAACCGCAGCGCCCAAAGATGATACAGTTGGAATAATTTGCAACCCGGCTGTTGTGGCTCTTTCAGCAAAGAACGACTGAGCCTCTTCAAAAGCCAACTTAGGATCTGCGTTGTTTAGGATGCGAGACAAATCCGACACACCATCCAAGAAAGGCTGCTGCATTGCGTAGTTATACAAACCAAGCGCTGTGGCTGTTGTTAAGTTTTCTAATACGCTGTTATCATCTTCATATTGCGAGTAATACGCATAGTCAGCCGACATAGCCAGCAATCCTGACAGCGGGTCGAGGCGCGAGTAAGTTACGCCGCGATATGTGCCGTCGTCCATCTTGAAATTGACAGTGTGTGGATAGAGGCCAAGGCGCTCCATAGCCTGACGCGCCTGTGGATCTGTCGGGCCAGCCCCCATAATGATGACCTGATTGTCGGGCGAGTGCAGCCCGCTGCCCATCCACGCAAATGCGCCCATCAACGCCGAGCCAGTTGAGATCTTTGCCATAGCCATATCAGCATCACGGCCACCAGCCTTTAGCGCCCGGCGCACATCAGGGTATAGCAATGCTAAAGGCGATCTTTCCGCAACCGAGTTCATAACATTGACCGGCGTTTTAAAGAACGGCGCACCAAATATCTTGACGGCAGGGTGAGACATAAAGCCCTGCATCTCGCCAGCAAAGCCACCTAAGTCGCCTTGGAACGTCAATATCTGGGCAGCTTCACGCGCTGTTTCCATTGCTTTTTGATCAGGGTTTTCAAGCGCCCTAACATACTCAGCCGCAGCCAGATCTGACGCCTCATTTTGTGGCGTTCCACCTTCAACCAGCCTATCGTAAAAATCATGCTGTCGCTGGCGGGCTTGCTGTTTGATTGATGTTCGGTAGGCAAAGGCTTTAAAAAATTCATCCTCTGCCAACATAAACCGGCCAGACATCCGCACATATGTGCCGACACTATTCAACGCCCCGGCCATCACATTGCCGTCTTTAAACTGTTTATATATTTCTGCAATGTCGCCAGTGTCACCAATAGCGCGTCTGTTTCTAACGTCAATTTTGCTGGTAAGGTCGCTGGCCTCTTCAGTCTTAAATGCCTTGCCAGCCACAACAAGCGCGTCAATAAAGCTGGTTCCAATTGTTTCTAGCCTAATTAAACCATCACGCGCATAAGCTCTGTCTTTTGGATTAACGCCGCCGGGTCTAATCCTGTTTACGCCAGTGTTGCCAATAGCACCAGCCACCATTTCTTCAACGCTCTTGCTCATCATAAACACTGAGTTGCCAGCGACGTTTACAGCGTGTGTTACTATGTTTGATAGAATTGAATTAATAAAGACCTCGGTTAAAACATCGCCGCCGCGCTGAAACAGCCCTCTAACCAGTTTTGTTTTTGCTGCTGGGTCTGGCAGAGACAAATACAAGCTGCCAAGATGCTCAAAATCAACGCCTTCATTTTCTAGTATATTGAGCAATTCATCTGACCGACGCAAATCAATGCCTACTGTTTGCGCTTGCTGCATCGCCCGCATCAACCTGGCGCTTTCACTAACAGCGCCTGATAGATTTGAGTACATCGCAAATTCCATTGTGAGGTACTGGGCGGCGTTAGCAAATGCCTGACGCCGCGCCACCGGCTCTGCTGTGTCAGCAGCTAGCTGGAAAGCATCTTGCGTTTTGCGTGTCAGATCTCGCGCTAATATCAAGCCAGCTAGAACATCTTCAGCCACATCACCCCTGCCGGGCTGACGTGTGAGCCATTTCTTCAACACCTGATCTGCGCCTTGCTGCTCTGCTAGTTCTAGCATTGAGGTATAATTGATTGTGCCTCGCCGGGCGCGTTCAAATAATTCCTTGTTTAACTGTTTTACTTGCGTCATGTAACCGGCGAGGTCAAAATCACCCGACGCATTCATAATTGCTGGAAGGTTCAAACCTTTTTCAAAAGTGATATCCAGCACACCTTCAAGCGCGTCAATATCTTCTTGATTGGCTTGGCGTATGACTGTGCTGCCGCCGATCACCTGCACATCTTTTTCGGGGATCTTAGCGGTGACACGCTTTTCAGCCTCAGCAGTTCTGCGCTTTATAAAGCCAACCGCGCCGGTAACTGCATCATCAAATAAACTGGCAACCTGCACAGGCTCATCCGGCAACGAAACTGGATTGTTAAGCTGCACAACCTCTTCCGGCGTAACAGGCGCTAAATCTTCTTGTTCGGTCATGACCTCATCAGACACACCAAATGAAATCTCTTCCATTTGTTGAGCCTTCGCCAGTTCATCCATTTCTTCGGTGAGATCACGCGCCATAGTTTATTCCTTTGGCTGTTCTTCTTCGGCCTCTGCCTGCATAGGCATTAGCTCTCGCTTTGCGTATAACTCAGCAACCAATGACATTACATTAGTATTCTTTTGCTGGTTGTCCTTTTGCTCTAATGAGCTTGTCGAGTTTTCCACGATCTACTCCTTCAAATTCATACCAAGGTATGCTTCCACCTTCAAATGCTTGGACGCCCGGAAAGTCTGCTGGAAGAACACCAGACTTTTTGCCAAACGCTTGATCGAACATACCATCTAATTGGGTTCTTGTGAATTGATACGGCTCACCGTCACTTGTTTTGTAAATAAACCGGCCTTTACCACTCGGCATTTTTTCGTATGCCACACCAGAATATTTAGTGTGGAACCGGCCTTCAGTTATGGGCATCATTTCTGTTGGGCTAAAGTTTGCGCCGGGGCGTTTTGTACCCATACCAACAACAGCCTCTAGTGTTGGGTGCGACACAACTTGGCCTGATGATCTTACCCAGCTTTCCCAATGGTATCTGCCAACAGACCCCACATCACCACGCCCAAGGCGATTATAAAGGTCTGGCACACGATTTAATAGTGAGCGTTCAAGCGCCTCATATTGAACAAGTCCTTGTGCGCCTTCAAACTGTTTCATGATGTCGTCATAAATCTTGTCGCCACCGCCCCACATTTGATTAATCTGGATGCGGTCAAGAACAACAACATCATTTCGTCCAGATACAAGCGAAGCAAATGACATAATTTTGTTGCCGATACCTGTTCCTTCTGCAAGCGAATAATATTCGCGCCTAATTTCTTTACTGCTTTTGCTCTGGTCTGCAATCAAATTGTGCAAGCGCGTCAATGCAGACACACCGTTTTCATCAACCGCAGACATCTTTTTTAAGAAAATCTCACCAAAATCGTTTGCGTTAGATGTGGCACTTTTGCCGGGCGCACCTTCTGGTTGTATGCTCATTGACATTTTACGCCAAGCGGCAGTGTCTGCATCAGACCACTCGCCACGCGCCGCCTTTTGAATAAACGGTTGTGCAGCTTCCGCTAATTCAAGATAGCCAGCCTCGTGTGGGAATGCAGACATACGTCTTGACAAGATAGCCCATAACATAAGTTGGCCGGTCAATTCTGGCCCAGACCCAGCGGTGTATGCGCCAACAAATTTTTGCTGTACCGCCAAACCTTCATCAGCCGCTTTGATTTGATCTGGCGTAATTTGCCCAAACCAATCAGCCCATTTTTCTGGGTTGTTTGCGTGGTCAATCATCCACGATGGCGGCATAGAAACTTCAGCTTTGTTTTGCATCTTAGCAACCATAGTCGCATATGATTGCGGCGAGGCCAGTGGGTCAGGAAACTCTTGCTCAAGTTGCGTCATTAACGGCTTAACTTTTTCTGCGTTATTTGGCGTCAGTTTAATTGGCACCAAAGATTGCTTGCCAGTACCTTCTGGCGTAAACGCATCAACCGTTACGCGATACTGCGGCGCAAGCCCGGAAACTGTTGGCGCATCAGATGCTGGCAAAAGAGTACCGGCTGGCGGCAAATCTTTACCCAGAAGCTTTTGACCGGCCACAATCGCCTCATCAACGATCTGGGTAGGGTCTACACCCATACCAAGTGTGACGCCGCTCTTGGCGTCTTCTAGGCGGGCTGGTGCGCCTGCTGCATAATCAGCAACAGCGCCAGCCCCGGCCTTAGCAGCCTGCGGCGCAACAAGACCCATTGATGCAAACTCGCCAGCTAGGTATCCCTGCTTTAAACCTTGCTTGGCTTCATCGCTAACATCCAAACTATCAACAACCCCATCAAACAAACCGCCAAGCGCCTCAGAACCAATAGCGCCAGAGATAGCGCTGAAGCCATCCAAGAACGATTGTAACCGCTCGCCCTCTTCTGCTGTAGCTGCTTTATAACCACCATATCCTAAAGCCGCAACATCTGGCAGGCCAGTCACGATAGCGCCAGGTATGCCCGCTGCTGCGCCAAGCTGCGTACCGCCAACCTCAGCTTCAGTGATTGGTGCATCTGCTTGCTGTGACAGCGCGTAGATGTCGCGATAATCACCCGCGCCAGCCCCCTGCATCTGCTCTAAAGCCATAGCCTTGTCATAAACGCGGCGCATACGATAGCTGCCGGTGTCGTCGCGAACAGTCTCAATTGACCCGCCGCTTTCAGCCGCGATGATAGTATTCATCATTTCTTGTGCTATATCGGTCATTGTTCAAGTGCCGCCCGGTTGCGTTTAACAATAGCAATCGCATCTAATAGTTTGTTGTGATTATTTTGATGATTTTGGTTGTCTTCCAAAACACCTGATGATTTTAATATGACCGCATCAAGAGCTTCATTTGTGTCTATCTTTTCACCGCCCATACGCAATTGGCTATTTTTAATTTTGTTAATTGTGCTTAGGGCTGAACTAATACCATCCTTTAATCTTTTTTGCACATTACCCTTCTCAATAAACCCATCAGCCCAAGTCATTGGGTCTAAGCTAGGAGTTATCCGCAGGGCTGCATCTAGCTCAACCATTCCCTGCATTACAAATTTTGCGGCTTCGCTTCTTTCGCCTGACGCATCAAGCGTCATCATTCCAATATCAGGAACACCAAGCGACATTTTAATTTTATCTATAGCCTCTTTTCTGGCGCTGCTGCGGTTTGTTTTTATTACAGTCAAATATTTCCTAGCACTTTCTAGCGTTATTTTTCTGGCTGCCCGCGCATCTAAAATGTCTGTAGTGGTCAAAAACCGATCCATACCCTTTTGGTCTAAAAGCAACAATGTATCTGGGTCATCATTGCCACCCTTCACAAAATACGCATCATTAAATTTTGACGCTTTATCTGGGTCTAGATTACGCAACTCAACTATCTTTGCTCGGACAACATCATCATCAGCACCGCCATCAATTAGGAACCCAGTAAGATCAGTTTCTAGATCTCTTGCGGCAGTTTTTCTCTGGCGATCAATTCTGGCGTCTTGCTGTGTCTCTCTTGCATATACATCATTGATTGCAGTGTTTGACCTTTTAAAAGCTTCAAGACGCTCTTCTGAGTTGAGAGACATAGCAATAGTTGCAATCCCATTATCTGTGATTTTCATTTTGCCAGTCTTTAATGTATTAAAAATCTCTTGACTGTTTTTAAGGGGATCTCGCAAAACATATTCGCCTATAGCGTTTATCTTCGCGTCACTAACAGCCTTGTCAAAATTCGCAAGAGAGCTTGTTAAAAACGTCGCGTCTTCAGTTTCGTTAGCAAATTTAATTAATTTCTCTTTTTGTTTAAGGATATGAGCCCCCATTTCATCTGGGCCTTTTGCCGCTGTGGTAAAGATCATACCCGGTATGTCATCAATAATTTGATCCACGCCTTTTGCAGATAAATACTTGGCTTGATCTTCAGCCTTTGTAGCCATCATCTTAACGTGGGTTGTGTAGGCGGTATTGCCAATGGTTGACAAACCAAGGCGCAGTTTAGCTCCTGTCGCCGGGTCAACATCAGTCATTGCGCCGCTAAAGCCGTTAATGACACCGTCAATCTGATTTTGAAGATCAACAACACTTGTGAAGTTTACATGACCTTCAACAGCTATTTGCTTGATTGCATCACGCGCTGTTATTTCAAGATTAGCCGCAACAGTGTTTAGCGCCGCCTGACGCTCTGCTCTGCCGCGCACAGTTTCAGTGCTGCCGGGCAACAATGCTTTTCTAGCCTCAGCATCCTCAGCTTTAATAAGATCCACAACGCTTGGCGCATTAGCTGCGCCAAACTCAGCACCCTCAATCTTTGCTTGTGTCTCGTATTGCTGAAAAGCAAAGCGAGACATTTGGTCGAGCGATTGTGCAATTGTGCTTGCCACCCTAGCTTGCGCTGTTCCAGTGGCAACAAAGTTAACGCCAGGCAGCGATGCAATACCAACGCCAAGTGGTCTATATTCTAGTGACCTAGCCATTAACCAATACTCTTTTTCATCATTAACCCAGACCCGAATGTGCCTATAGCGGCAGCAAAGCCAGCCTGACTAGCTGCGCTGGCCTGCATCATATATTGATCAGCTTGCATATAACCGCCGCGCAAAGCAATGATCTCGTTGTTCTTTACGGTGTATAATTCTTTGACACCTTTTGCCCGCGCTGCTCTATTTAAATTATCTACGTTGCCAAGCCCTATACCGCCGTATGCGTTAATCGTGGCGGCAGTAGCTATCATGTTGTCCATTACCACAACCGCCTGCTGCTTTTGCTTTAACGCCTCTTGTTGCGCCTGCAAGCGTGTGTAACCTGCCTGAGATTGTAAAGCGGCAGACTGTAGCTGCCCGGCTCGGTACTGCATAAAAGCGCTAGCGCCTGCAAGCGCCAATCCTAAACCACCACCACTCATTGCCCTGCACTCACTTTATAATCAATGCCAAGCAGCGTCATTTTCAATGGCACTTCTTGACCAATTGTGATTTGACCGTCGTATGTATAACCTAACATAGAATGTAGCGTTTTGATACCAGTGTACTCAGGAACCGCACCGCCAAGAACCCCACTACCAAATTGCCTAAACGGCACTAACTTGCCGTCAATTGTTAACGACTGCGTTTCAAACAATTCTGCATTTACCTCAAAGATACGCTTCTTAAAACCTTTTAAAGAGCCGCTAGATAGGCGCGGCTCAACCGGCAATGTCTTAATCTCTGGGGTAAAGTTAAGACCAACTTGATAGCTTGTGCCAGCCGCCGTAGCAAAAGTGACAGTAAAGGGTGTGGCTGGCACAACCTGATCTGGCTCAATAATACTATCACGAACAATCTTTACCGTTTTGCCTTCAAGATGATCCATAGTTACACTGGCAGCAGCGCCGCCGGTTTTGGCGCTATCAAGCAATGTGTCAGCGTCAAACAACTCAACATAATAAACATCACTGCTATTTACTGTGCGCTTTACAACGGTATAAATGTCATCAACATCAACGCCAATGTTTAAAAAATTCCCACCTGTTGTCCACTCACTGGGCGCAATTACATTTTGACTACGCAGCAACGTATAGCAGGCAATGCTGCCGTCATCGTCATTTACAATTAACAAACGGTCGCCTTCGTCAGTGCCTGTCGCTTTACGCACAGCCATCTCGCCGGGCGTCTTTAGCAGGTGCGATGATAGCAACGATATCTTGGCTGATGTGTAGGCTTGCACTGTGTCGCTATAAATAAATTCTTGAAGCGCTTTGCCCTGACGCTGAATAAACAAGGTCGAGCCATCTACGTTTTGCAGCCTGATGCCTGGCTTCATACCAAAGCCGGTTTGCTGCTTTACAATCATGTTTGTTGGTGTGATGGGTTCATCTAACGCTTGCGGCACATAGAACTCAGCGCCGGTTGTGAACACCTGCAAATGGCGGCCAGAATAAATATCAACGATAGCATTAAATGTGCCAGTGTCTAATGTTGCTTCAACACCTGCATCATCAAGCGCTTCGCCGGGGTCAAAGTTAAAAAAGTCAGATACGCGACTGCCCCACAATGTTGATGGGCGTGATTTGCTGCCGCCAAAATATAACCGGCCTTCGTGAAATGTGACGCTGCGCGGCCAGCCGCGTGTTGATGACCACACCGCCTCGTAACCGTGTTCGCTGTTCCATTTTCCCTTTGTGATACCACTTGTATCAAAAAACGGTATCTCAACGTAGGCTTTGATTTCTGTGTCGCTGACATATTCAACGTAACGCGCACGGCCAAAACCATTGTCAGCGACAGCATATGAGCCAACAGCCGCTGTGTTAAAAGGAACTATTTTATACTGGGATGTGCCATTTGGTGCTGTATCCCAAACTGGGTAAACTGTAGCCAGTTTACTCGACGCGACATAATCTTCGACGTGCCGCTTTTGGCCTGAGCCAGTGCCGCTGGTAATTTCAATAAACATACCATTTGGCTCATCGTCCAGCGTAAAACTGCTAGATGATTTTAATGTTATAGTATTCGCCCCACCGCCCTGAGCCGTGCCAGTGTCTGTCGTTGTTGCACTCGCTGTTATTGTAATGTTTCCAACCGTGCTTGATGGCGTTATGGTAAACTGCGGGCTGTGAACAATATATTCAAATGCGTATTTTGGTATGTGGTCAAAGTCGATTGTGCTAGCCGTCCAATCAGCGTCAGTAGACCCGCGCACAATTTTTATTGGCTCCAAATCTTCATGCACCACAATAACTGTGTCAGCAGATTGCACCCAATTCATCTGCGGTAATATAGACGCAGTAACAGCAGCCACAGTCAAAAAGTTGCTGCCACCACCATTGATTGCAGTAATCTGTGCGCCATTCTTAAAAACATACATTTTGCCGGGCGTGAACACCAGCATATAGCTATCAGATACACTAAACTCAAATGGCACCATACGAACTGCGGTGCCTGCGCCACTGTCTAACTCAGCAACAAACTTAGTGCCGTCACGCCGCTTTGCGCCGCCTTGCGGCTGGATGCTTACATTACGCGCTGTGGTCAGGCCAGAGCTATACTGGTCAATATCAGTCCGGGCGCGTAGTTTTGGATCTAGCTCACCACTGGTAAAATCATTTTGGATCTGAATAATCCGGCTCATGCTAGAACCTTATGTCAGAGATAGGAAACTCATGTATAGTTTGTGCTGGACGATCAGCGCCATCAATATTTATTGAAACACGCAACAGCCCACCACGCATATTTTCTGATGGCGCACCATATGCTTTTTGGTGGTAATAATCACCCTTAGTAAGCTGGTCAGTTACCGGCTCGGCAAAGTCAGCCGCTAGCGCTGTCTTTAACAGACGCACAAAATATGGCGGGAAGACAGCCTCTGCTGGACGGTACTGGTAATCAATCCAGACCTCTTCATAATTTGTGTAAAGGCCAAGATTGTAGATCTCAAAATCTCGCACTGGCTGCGCTCCAACAGCGCCAACATTAAATACAGCCTTTGGGTTGCCAAGAATATCGCCCGGCAAAGCGTAGGTATATTTCCATTCATTAATGGGGGTGCTAGCCAAACGGCCTAGCTTTACTTTTTTAACAGACCAACTAAATGGGTACTGCATTAAGATAGTATCGCGGATGTCGTCATAAAGACGATCAGCCACTTGCGCTTCATCGGTGCCGGTGGCAAATGACGAAAGCGGGGCAGCGCCCAGCATAATCAGAGCCTCGGAACATATTGATAGTTTGGTGTCGCCCTGCGCCATTCGTTACTCCAAAATAGGGAAATGGGGCGGCATAAGCCGCCCCACTATTGTTAGTCAGCGTCAGCGACTGATACAGCCGTGCCGTCTGATACGTCAACAACACCAGATGCGTTTGACAGAACAACAACGATTGACATTGTTGGTGTCGCGCTATCGCGAACAAAGATGATGTCACCAACTGCCACTGTGTCTGACAGATTGTTGAAATAACCTTCGGTGTTCACAGTCGCAATCGCGTCTGCTGATGTGTAGGTGTACATGCTAGGTGCGTTGCCAGATTTAGCTGCACCAATAACATTCCATCCTGCTGAAGAGAAAGCCATTTTCTACACTCCTTTCTATTCAGTGCAAGAGATTTTGACGATTCCTTCGTCATCAATGGCAACCGCGCCTGCGGAGAACATTGAAGAAACGAGGAACGACGTTTTCTCAGGAACATAGTTGATTTCAGACTTTTGGTTCATGCCGATACCCATACCCATTGCATCTTTGTGGAATGCAAAACAGGTGCGAGTTGATGGCTTTGGCAAGCCACCTTCATCACGGTCACCAAGAGTTACGAACTTGAAGCCCATAAAGGTGTCAACATCACCAGAAACAAGAGCTTTTATCGTATTGAAATCGCTCGATTGTACTGCGGTTTCACCCAACAGGCCAGCAAGAGTGTTGGCATGAATAATCATGCAACGGTCTTCTGATGGTACGTTTTTCGCATCAAGCAGCTTCTTTGTTTCGATCAGCTTTTCGACGTTCATGTTTGTACCAGAGCCACCAATGGTAGTCGCAACGGTCAGTGATGTTGATGATGCGTTGAGCGCATCAAGGACAAGCTGATCCATACGACGGCCAATAGCATTCCCAACTACCTGCACCAATTCACGGCGCTCGTCAAAATTGACTTTTTGCTGTGAAAAGATATCAGAATATTCTGATGCAATAAAATCTGACATACTCGCGGTCACCTGCGAGTAGGACACATTTAATGGGGTTACGTCAGTTTGGGGAACGCGAACTGTTGCGGTGCCTTTTCCGATCTTTGGAAACTTCACCTGATTGCCTTCGACATTTGCCCGCTCGCGGGTTAAGCCTGCCAGTGCGCGTGACGACTGGTATGCCTGCTTAACCTCGGCATCGAACAACTGTACAAAAGCATTGGAAATGCCAACTGCCATTTTCCTATTCCTTTGTAAAAGTTAAAACACGATTTGACGCCTAGCAGGTATCCTTCCGGGCTGCGGCTTGAGCATATACGCTACGCCCCCAAGCGTTTGCGACAGGTCGAAAGCCGATTGTCTGTCAAGGGTGATTTTATAGAAAAACGCGGCAATTGTAAACAACTGCCGCGCTTGCATTAAATGGCGCTATATTCTTTATTGCCATATACGTTTTCAAACATCTTCTCAACCTTCGCCCGGTAGGCGGGGTCGCTTTGATATTCGGGCTTGCCAACCATTGCCATTAGCTCTTCTTTTGATGGCGCATCGCTTGTTGGCGACACGTCAATTGGCACTGGCTTATCGCCATAGTATGAGCGGATCTTTTGCAAAGCGCGTAGCCCTTGTGCTGTGCCGCCCATAATCTTGAACTCTTCAAAATCATCATCTGACCACACGCCTTTGCGAACTAAGCTAGACGCCCAGTCAGTCATTGACTTAATAGCGATGTCAGCGTTAGGGCCAAGTTTCTCATATTCTTCTTTGTATGAGATTTCGGCTTGCTGGCTTTCGCCCTGAGCCATTTCGATAAATGTGCCAGCTAGCTGTTCAAACGCTGCTTGGCTAACACCATTTTCTTTTGCCCAGTCTTTATAGACACTATAAAGCGGGTCATCGTCACCAATGCCAGCCTCTTCAAAAATTGCTGTGTCGTATTTGTCAGGGGATTTGTGCTTGCCCTGACTAAACTTTTTTTGCAATTCATTGTAAGACTTGACAAGGTTTTCTAGATCCGGGCCATCGTCTTCGTTCCAAAACTTTTCTGGATACCACTCTGGCTTTTCAAGCTCTATCTCTTCACCTTCTTTTGCAACGGTTACGCTATCAACTGACGGCTCGTTATCTGTTAGCTGGTGTGGGATTGATGTCTCTTCAGCCTGCTGCTGGTTATCGTCGCCCTCAACTTGGGCTTCGGCCAACAGTCCATCTGTGTCATTCATAGTGATCTCGCTCTTTTCATACGCCGCTCAATTTCCCTGACCAAACTGTTTTGGCCTTCGCGAGCATAGCCGTGGCTGGCGTCCTCACCGGGATACCAGCTTGGCTGCTCTATCGTCAGTGCGCGTAGATGAGTGAGCAGCTTTGCCCCATCGTCACTGGCGAACACGCGCAAATAAAGACGATCAATGTCATCTTTATCAACTTGTTGCTTTTCTGCTATTTCGGGGTTTACGGTTTGTAAACCTTCCCAACCGTCCGGGTTCATTAGACCATCCCTTCTGGTGGTGCCTCGCCTTCAATTGGCGCACCACCTTCTGCCTGCGCTTGTGCTTGCATCATTTGCGCGGCCTGTTGCATCATTTGCTCGCGCTCTTGTGGTGTCGTGCGTAACTCCGCTGGCACCCCAAGTTTGTCAGCAACATAATCAGAAATGCTGCCCATCTTAATAGCCATTTGACCTTCGGGGCCAAGGGCTGATGACATTTGCACCCACTGCATAATCTTTTCAATGTCACCCATATTTTGCGCTTGTGCAATCGGGCTAACTGGCGTGACCTTAACCTCAAGCCCATTGACGCGCAGTGGCATCTCAATCAAACCGCGCTCATCCATCACATACAAAATGCGGCTAACTAGCGGCACCATTGTTTCTGTAATCAAACGACCAAAAGCGGAGCCAAGGTTCTGCGCCAGTTCTTTCATGCGTTCTGCAATCTCTGTCGCAGACCTTGCACTCATATTGTCTGGCGGCAATGTGTCATCAAGCAAAATCTTTTTGACGTTCATGCGTAGGTCATTAATCACAATCTGCGACACATTGAAATCACCAGAGCGCGGCATTTGGCGCAAGCTCTCACCCTGCGGGCCGCCGTTACGCGCAACCGGGATGATAGCGCCCGGCTGGATGCGGATGTTTTGCGGGTTCAATACACCGTCATCAGCCGCCGTATAGACACCGGCAATTGACAGGCTGGCATTTTTTAACAGCAGTTCTAGCGTCTTGTTCAGCGTCTTGATGTCTGGGATTGCTGTAACCAACGGCCCCCGGCCATACACCTCACCTGCCACTTTCATGTAACGCGCAACAATCCAAGGCGATGATTTCATCCGGCGCATAAGCAAGCCAGCTTTGCCCTCAGCCCAAATAACGTGATAACAAAAATCACCTTTGTCGGGGTCATATAATGTAGCCTCAACAAGATCAATCTCTTGTGTAGGCTTGTCATCAATCATGCGCTGCAAGCGCTCTGGGATGTCAGCATCTTGCCAATGCTGCTTGATGGCCTCACTTTTCAAGCGCATCCGGCGGTACACATTATCGACCTTGCCGTGTGCGCCCTCTTCGATGCTTACCAAATACTGTGGCACAGCAGTAAAGCGAATAGGCGACATATCATCGCCAGGCTGCACTAGCATGACGGCGGTGCCAACAGCTAGGTCAAGTAAAAACTCACCCATAGCCAAATCAAAATTAGATTGGCGCAGCAGGCTAAACATTGTGTCGCTATACATATCAAGCGCAGTTTGCGCTTCAAGGCGGCGCTCTTCTGGGATTTCTGGCCCCGGCTCTAGGCGGCACCACGGCGCATATGGCGGGAATAAGCCCGACTGGATGCGGTTGGCAAATCGCTGTGTCGCATTGATAGCCGTGCTATCGAACACGCGCACCATTTTGTTTTGCCCCGGAGAGCCACCACCCTCGTAATAGCCGTCGTAAAGATTGCGCTGTGGCAAACCAAACTCATAGCAGTCTTCATAGATCTGCCGCCAGTTATCTTTGCGCCGCTGCGCCACGTCGTGGCGCTTTAGAATATCTTCAACACTATGCACTGGCTTGGTTCCTTTTACTTATGGCTGCCGATTTTTTCTTGGCGTCTGCTTTTGAGCTAGCGCCCCAAGCGTGTAGCGATAAAAGCAAACGTGTAGGCTCGCCCTTTTCATTACGCTCTGGCCCTGGCATACCACCCATCCTAGCCAAGAATGATGCGCGGCGCGGATTGTCGCCAGACTTTACCGGCGCTTTTAGGTTCATACCCTGCGCTTTGGCAGAACGACGACCGGCAGCGTTCAAACCACCTTTTGGATTTTTGCCTGCACTGCGTGTCCAAGCCGGTGACCTAGCCACGCGCCGCCCTCATATTATCAATGAGGTTTGGATATGGACGACCGGCTTTTTTAGCCGCCCGCATAGCGCTGCGCTTCTTCGCAGAACTCAACGCCTTTGGCTTGCCCAAATTTTTTGGCCGCTTTTTATCCCAAACTTGCTTTGCCATTATTTACCGTAACCCTTACCTTTTTTCTTAGGCATAATCTTTCCTCTTCGCCATTTTTGTTTTCATATTGGCCTCAGTCACCCGGCCACCAGTCTGCCGGGCGTACTCTTTAGCTGCATTCATTCCAGCCTTGCTGTAAGCAAAGTGGCGGGTCTTACCATCTTTGGAAACTACTTTTGGCATTTATGCTCCTAATTGTGATGAGGTTGATAACAATGTGCGGTTGCCAAGCTGTGTTAACCCAGCTTTGCGGCGACGTATGCGCTCGGCCTCAATCTCTTTTGTAAGGTCAGAGCGTATAACCTTTTTGCCCAGCGTCGCTCTTTCTTTTTCTTCTTCATCTTCTGGCATTACTTTAGCGGCACTAGCGGCCTCGTTCATTCTTTCTGCCCGCGCTTCAGCAATGGGGTCACGCCCAGTCAACCTGCCACGGCTATCATAAACGCCGCTTATTCTGCCGGTGCGTTTATCAACCACAGCCCTAGATCCAGTTTGACTAAGCACATCTTTCATGCGGTTACCCATAAATTGAGCCGCATAGTTTTGCGCCACCTCAAAACCAGCAAATGGCATTACAGCAGACATAATCTTGTCAGTGGTAGTCATGTTGTCGATATTTTTTTTGCCAAGCGCGATCTGCTTGTCTATTTGTTTTTGTGCCCCTGATCTTTGTCTGTCATCGTTACCGCCACGATCACTAGCACTAGCACTTTCATTACCACCGCTGTGATCCCCTGACCCAGATCTGCCGCCAGACCCGCCTGGGCCGCCGCCGCCCGGATCACTGGAAGATCTGCCGCCGCTGCCAGTGCCACTACGGCTATCACTACTGCCGCCCATACCCGGCTCAGGGTATGATGGAACACCTTTGTGGAACTCACCTGTGCCACCGCGTGATTTTAGAAGCTCGGCTTCGGCTGGCGTGATATAAGCCAACAAATGCCGCTGGCCTCTAATTGTGGTTCTGCTTGGTGGGTTTCTTTTTGTCATAGCTTACACCGGCCCTAATGTTTCTGTAATGCCCTGCTCTGCGTCTTGGCGGGTTTTAGATAATAACATACGCTGACCGCCAACATACCGAGCGCGGCGCTGTGCTGCTAGCTTCATGCGCTTATCACGCGCCTCAGCCTCGACCTGTTGCTCTTGGCGTTTTTGAGCAGCTACTAACTCTGGATCTGGTTTTGATACCTTTGACCCGCCACCAAATAATCCGCTCATTTATAATACCTCGCATACATTCGATAATCAGCGCCGTCAGGGCCGTAGCTTTTTAATAAACCTTCTGGCGTGAATTGTAACGCATCAGCCCACCTAACAGCAAGGTCATTCTGCATATTTACTGTTAGCTGCAACCGCTTCAATACCATCTCGGTAGCGATCAGGTTGAAATAGCGGTATGCCCCCCTAGTAAGCGATACCGGCGCGGTAGCAACGTGGTCTGTTGTCAACATCCAGCCTTCAGCAACACCCGGCCACAGTTTGTTAATGCCAAAACAGCAAGCAATTTTGCCCCGCAATAATGCTGTGCAGGCAAGGCCACCTGTGCCTGCTGCCTGCAACGCCTCTTTGTAATCCGGCACAAGTTTTAAAAACTGAGCGTCAATCGGCCTTAACTCTGCCATATAGGCATGACCCCAGTAAAACGGCACAATAGAAACTTCACTGTTACCGCAAAGCGATTGCCGCCAATTAGAATATGTTAAAATCTGCATTAGCTGTTAACTGATTAAACTGTTTACTAAACTGGCTGTTGCGCGTAATGCTCCGCACCTCACCGGCACCAAGCATTAAATACCCAAACGCATCACCGACGTGTGAATGCTCATTTTTATTTGGCGCATCGCGGAACCGCTCATATCCAGCGCCAACTGCAACGCGCCGGAAATGATAACCGCCAGCAAGCGATTTGCGGGTGCGGGTGCATTTACTGCTAACCACCAACCCAGCCTTGCCATCTATCATGCGGTTCATTGGCATAGCACCGGCCTCGCGTCGCACTTTAAAATCGTTGGTGCTAGTTGGCCGGGCATGAAGCCCCATCGTTTTTAAATGCTCAAACGCGGTGACCTCAAAGATCTCATCGCGCTTGACGCCCGCCGGGTCACCCCAAACCAGCACGTCACATTTCGGAAACATACTTTGTATGTCAGCCAGCAAGTGATGACAAAACCGCTCAAGACCCATATCAAAAGCCACAAGCTCATGCACGACATTCCATTTGCCATTCTGCATCTTTTGCCCAAACACAGCCGCCGGGGTCAAACCAAAGTCAAGCCCGATATGCACCGGCCAGCCCGGCTCAATCTCAGCATCACCAGACATCACGCTATCGCTAAACTCAGGCCAGACCGGCTTACCATCCTGCACATAAACATACTGCGCCCCGGCATAGCATTGTATCCAATCAAGCGTCTTCCCAGCTAGCTGCTGCTCATAATACCCGACCGGCAGGTTGTTGACATTCTCAGCTATCGGATTATTCAGCCAATGCTTGCCAGCCGCAAACATAGCATCTTCATGCTCGGCCGTACCCTCGACCACACCGCCCGGCTGCTTGTAAAACTTCCAAGGATATTTTCCGCGAATAGGATTTTTCTCGGCAAGGTTCGGCCACCAGTGGTCGCTATCCATTGGGTTGGTACTCATCCAAACACCGCGCCAAGTGCAACCAGCATTCGACTTGGTAGGATAACGACCGACACGCGATGTTAAACCGTCAACCACCGCCTTTGGCAGTTCCCTGGCCTCATCTATAAAACCCCCGGTCAATTCTAAAGACAACAGCTTTCGCACGTCGCGGGGCTGATCTAACGCCAAGAAGATCACCTCACAATCAAGCCCAGCCGCGCCATCACGCGGCGGCAGCTTGATGTGATGTGTGATCGGCGGCGACCAGCGCATCGGCCCCCAAACATTCTCAGGGAATAATTCCTGCCACGTCTTAATCGTGGTCGTGCGTAGCTCCGGGTAGCTGTTCCTGATAACTGCAAACCGAGTATATCTGATCCCATCTATCGGCGACGGCTCCTGCTTCACCGCCCGCAGCATCACTTCCGCTAATGAAGCAAACGTCTTGCCAGACCCGACCGGCCCCATCAACCCACGCACGAAACTGTCGTCTTGTAAAAATTGCCATACTGTTGGGCTTTGCGAAAAATCAAGGTTTAAACCCGCAAGCGCCTCAGTGGTTGGCTGCTTGCGACGCCGGGGTGATCTGTCTGTTGCTGCTTTAGCTCTCGCCATCATAATCCTCTGGGTCAAAAATAATAGTCAAATTATCGTTAAACTGGTCGCTTTCTAATTCAAGCATAGGCCCGCCGCACTCAGTACAAACAATAGCCTCACCACTATCATACACCCGGCCCCTAGTAAGCCGGGAACAATACCGACACACTATATCATTCTTAAAAAACCTGACGCTGATATAGTCCTTCATGTCGATAACCTTACCCATCATCGCCCTCAATCTCGACAATCTTGGTGGTCGGCCCAGTAATATTAATGCCAATCATGCTAGGCTTTTGATCCCCGGCATTCGGCTCCAATAACCCGCGATGTTTCGCCAACAGCCTCAACGCCGATAGCTTATCGTGCATCTCAACCTCAATCGTGTTGCCAAACTGATTAGGCGTAACCTTAACCTTCTTAACCGCCCGGCGGGCGCGATCCGACAACTGACTACTCGGCGTCAACGTCACCCGCCCCATATCATCCCACTGAATAACATCAGTCGCCTCACCAGCGCCAATGGCCTCTAACTCTTGCACAACGGCTTCGCGGCGATCAGCGTCACTCGACGCTAACGCTGCCCGCTGCTGTCTAATCGTCGGCGTTGTTTTGTCTGACATGCAAACACTCCGATCCTGTTGCGGCATAGCCAGCTAGATCCACCCAGCTATCCTGATGATCCGGCGTCGCCGCTAACCTAGCCAGCTTCACACCCGCCATCATCATAGCCACATGCTCCGGCTCAATCTGTATTCCAATGAGCGCCGTCCAAATAATAGCAATGCGCTCATGATTATCCCATATGCTGCCGTAATCCTCGCCACGATCAGCGACAGTTTCCTTGGCGGCCTCTAATAACTCGTATCTGTTCATCTTTCGGTGTCTCCCTTAACGTCAATAATTTTTAAACTACATGCAGTGCATTCGTATTCGCGCTTATGCTTGTCATCGCGGCGCAACACAATCGCGCTGCGACAGCGCGGGCATTGCCGGTTAGTCAGCTTTCGCTCAAACGAGCCATCGCCCTCATAGATCATCGGCCTCTCCTGTTCCCCCACAAGAATAACACGATGTCCACTGGACGCAACCATAGCCATCAGGCTCGCGGATGAAGCCGTTGTCGCAGTCCGGGCAAACGGTGCGAAAATTTTGTGTGACACCCCCATCTACGCTAGGGGCAAGGCGGGGGGCAAGGGGTCGTTTTTTTGCAGGCGCAGCATCGCTCGCACCACCTGCCGTACAAAAGCATACGTCGGTCTGTTCGCT